CGCCTCGTCGCACTGCATCCACGCGCACGCAATCCGGTGCCACGCGCGGCGGGCCATGGCCTCCAGCTCCACGCGCGCGAACACCGCCAGCGCCCAGACGGCGCAAGCGGCGATCAGGATGGCGAGGCGAAGGCGATCCATTACCAGGGCGCCGACATGGAGAGGATGTCCCTCGCCATCTTCGCCCCGTAGAGCGCCAGCCCGCGCTTGTTGGGGTGGTCGGCATCGTACATCAACCCTTCGACATTGCCTGCGCTCCAGCTCGCCCCGAAAATCTCGCGAAGGTCAACCATGTTGATCTGGCGCGCATCCAGCTTTTCCTTGAGTCCCGCGATCCAATCATCCATCGTTCCGTCGGTCGCCCAGTCGTAGTTCCCCGGATACCCGATATAGACGATGATATCTCTTGTCGATGCATCCAGAGTCGCAAGGAACGTTTCCCAGCTCGCAAGCCATGCTGATTTCGTCTGTGCTGCCGCTTTGATCGAGTTGTGAAGGCATTCAACAATCAGGAGATCAGCGGAAAGCCCAGCTGTCTGGTAGGCATTGAGTGAGCTGTATGCCTTCGTAGCGATGACATGATCTGACATCGTTCGTCCGCTCATTCCGTGATTCTGAATTCGGACCGCAGGCATCGTCGTGTCAAAGAAGTTGATTGCCGCGATGCCAACGTAGGCAGAGAACAGCGTAGTCGCCGTGATGACGAGCGGGTTTGCATCGACCGCTGACTTTGTCAGCGTGAATTTTTGCAGGGTCGGAGCACCAGCAAGAAGGGTCAAGTTCACGCTTGTTGCGCCTGTCGCACTGGCCACGGACGCCCCTGTGGCTCCCGTGTTCTGCTGCATCCAGATTTCACAAACGTTCCAATTTCGCGTTGCCGTATACGTTGCCGTTGCTCCGTCTGACGTGGCGCGGAGAGCCCCATACCCAAACGATTCGCCAGCCGACGAAGCAGCCCCCCAGGTGCCCGTGAGAACCCAGCGAGGGTCGAATGCGCCAAGAGCGACCAGTCCGCTTATGCCTCGCCACCCCCACCAACCATCATCCGAAACGGGAACCCCGTACTTTCCGGCGATCTGCCGACCAGCGATGAAGGATGGAGCAAAGCGGGCTGCGTCGTTGAGGAAATACGTTCCTCCGGATCCGGCGCCGACAGCGAGGTTGTGGGAGTCGCCGATCACTCCGATGACGAAATTCCCGGCGCCAGAGGCGACATCCGCCAACTTCTTTCGGGTGATCGGCATGTCGTGGACCAGGGACGAGAAGTTCGGCGCCAGCACCGACCTGGCGAAGGAGGTGGAGCCGTCGGGCTCTAGGTGGAACGGAAGATTGAATGCACCCATCATGGCGAAGACTCCTTGGTTTTGATGAAGAAAATTCCGATGGTCACGGGATGTTCCCGATTCGGTTGACCGCGAGTACTGCCGTTCTGTAGCCCAGCGTCACGCTCGCGCCTGCGCCGTGCCGAACAAACATCTCGATCTCAGCCCCAGCGGGGGCGGCGAAGATTCCGGACTGCGAATTCTGGTAGATCTGCGACGCCGACGCCGTTTGAATTCCTTGGGTGAACTGCGGCTGAATAACCCCACTCACACCGATCGCGCTACTCCAGTCCACGGGGGATGTGGCGCTAACTGTGAACGCCCTGGAGACGCTGAGATGGTAGACGCCAGCAGTTTCCAGGATGATTTTCGCATTGGTGAAATTCGGATTGGCTCGCGCAAATTCCGCCATTGCGGCGTCAAACGGCGCGACCTTCGTCCACGTCGTCCCGTCCGCGATGCTTTGCGACGCTGGAGTCGCCGACGCCCGATAGATGCACGCGAACGCCTGGAAAGGGGCGTCGACGTGCCGAATCAACCCGTTCGCGTCGTGCTCAAGGACTTTGGTCACCATCGGTTAGCCTTTCAGGATGCGGAGATCTGGACGCCCAGGGCCATCCACTTCGTTACGAGGTACTTCGGGTCGTCGCCAAGGATGACGGGAAAGTTGGTTCCGAATGGATCAAACCAGTCGGTGCGTGTCCCGATGAACGCCCCAGCGTTCGGGTGCGGGAAAGCTGTGACAGCAGGAGGGTACACGAACCCCATCTCCTTTACCCAATCCGGGGCGGCGACAGGACCGGGATCAGTTGCGACCTTGAGCCACTTGTACCCGGGGGTGGCCAAGTCGATGTCAAGGATGTTCCTGGCGGAAAGGCCAGAGGATCCATTCCACTCCTCGTCCGCGAGAAGATCCCAATCGTCAAGGGCCCCGCCCTTCCAGCCCCAGATTGCGAACTGGGGATGCCATCCGAATGCGCTCGCCATGAATGTCGTCCGGATGTACTTGATCGTATCCCAGCCTTCGCACGGGGTGATCCAGCAGAAGCAGCCTTTGTTTCCGGTGATAGTCCAGAGCTCGGAGTTGGTATCGCGGATTGGTTTCCCTTCTGGGTGGTTGAAGCTCGGAATCTCCACGATCGGGCGCGGGTCCGTCTCGATCCACGCAAAGCTTGTCTCGTTCCACGAGAGCACTGCATTTCCAGCGGGAGGCGTCGGGACGGCATTCCCCAGGATCTTCGAGACGGTCGGGTTCGGGTAGGTACCGGACAGGTCGCCGCCTGCGGTGCCGATGAGTTGGGCGCCGGGAGAGGATACGCTAGAGATTTCGAGGCGGGAGTAGATGATTTTACGCTGCAAAACGGCGTGGTTCGAATTGCCTCCACATACGACGCCGAATTCCGGAACAAATGGCGCGACGGAATCGTACATCGGAACCGTGACGGGCCTTTGCGAATACCGTTCAGGCTCCGTCATGCCTTCAATGAATACGTCGGCTTCGAATGTATATGAGTATACGCCAGGAGCCGGAACGCCAGCTGACTCGTCTGGTATTACGCGAATCCGCACATAGTATTCAAGTTCCGCCGTCGGGCTGTATTCAATTGCAGTAAGAGGGATTGAGCTTGTATATATATCAAGCCCATCTTTGTCGCGAATCCGAAAAAAGAATCCAAGATTGTGCGCGACGCCTAAAGGTTTAAAATACCCTGAAAGCTCCGCCTCAAACCCTGCCCTCGGATCAAATGCATTTGTTCCGAATTCCGCAAATTCGCCCGAATCGTCGACCGTCGTTGGCTGGAAAATTGGAGCCCGCGCCAACACGTCGTCATCAACTTCTCCGAAGTTTCCATTGAAGTAGACGGCGCCCCACGTCGTGATTCCATCTCCTCCGCCCCCGCCATCAACCGGGATCCGCACGATCGTCCCGTCCTGCAATTTGAGCAGGAGGACGCGGGAGTCGGTGGCGAATCCGATCGTTCCAGGCTGGAGCGCAGGCCCGATGACGAGCTCCAAGCCCTCTGTAAATGTCGGGGGGTTCGCCGCGACCGTACCGCGAGAGATTCGGCCCATCAGCTCCTGGATAATCATTATGGCGCGATCGAGCCCGCCTTCGTGCGCCTTGGCTGGGAAACTGTCGTTGGGGGTGTACGGGCGCGGCTGCAAGACTGGCGTGAACCGCTCGACGTGCAGATTGTACCCCGTCCCAACGGGCGCCGACAGGGTGATTCCCCAGCCGCCATTCAGGGAGTCGCCGGACGAATCAACGATGTTGAGAACCTCGGGGGATCCGCCACCGGTAGGCGTGCGCGTGGCCAGGAGGAAGGATCGCTCGATGAATGGAAATCGAAGCGGGAAAGTGACCGTGACGTCGTTCCCGGCGAAATCATCGTAGAACTCAGTCGTTTGGACGGTCATTAGCTCCCCTTCAATTCAGTGCCGCGCTTGGCTTGGTGAAAATGTACGTATCTCCCCGCTTTTCTGCGGCGTCTTCCAATCGTTGCAATCCTGCGGGGTTGATGGATTCTTGGATGTTCCACCAGAGAAGGCGGTCCATGACGTGTCGCGACCACCAGAGATTTCCGAACGGAGTCGCGCCCTTGAGCATCCGAACCGCTTGGTTCGCGAGCTTGCCCGCATCTTCCTCGTCGGCGCCCTTGGCTGCGTTCCATAGCTTGTAGGCGTCCTCGACCTTGCCCAGGAGAGGACCGGACAGCGTCTGCATGAAGCCGCCACCGTACCGGTCAGCATCAGCAAAGAGGAAATCGCCGTAGATGCCCAGCCCGCCGCCCTGGTTCATGGAGGCGAACAAGACGCGGTCATCGATCACCGGGATGTCGAAGAACAGAACCTTGTCGTCCTCGTCCTCGTTTTCGATGACCCCCTTGCGCTGTACGCCTGTCGCCCATCCCTTGAGCATGTAAGACACGAAGCCCATGCCAGTCAGCGCCGCGATGTAGTTGGCGATCGCGAGGTAGTGCGACCCGGATCCCGCTTGCACGCGTGCGCGGGGATCGCTGGATCGTCCGCGAACCTCGCTCATCCACCCTCGCTGGAACTGGGAGATGGCGAACGATTTGCACATCCACATAGCCCGGACCATGGTTCCCGACCAAGTTCCCTTGGAAAGGCCTCCGGTTGCAGTCAGGCGCTGGCGTGCGGTCGGCTCGATCACGGATTTCGACACCTCGTCCGCCATCATTCCGACCAGCTTGATTCTGGTGTCGTCGCGCCATTGCTCGACCATCTTTGGCGTCGCCTTGCGGCCTGTCGACTCCAGGTGCGCGACAATCTTCGCCTCTGGCACCGATGCCAAGCCTTCGGGGGTGAGGTACGATCTTCCGTCGTCCGCGACCTGCTCGGCAAGGCGGATCAACTCCCATTCCGGCGCCTCGATGCCTTGTTGCAAAAGCATATCGCGAGTGGTCGGCTCGATTGCGTCGAACCCATGGCGCGACTCGGACGCGAGCCAGTTCGAAAGGCCAAGGACTGAGGCGTGTTTGTTGTTCCGGTTGAGCCACGTGGCGCCTTGGTAGTCATAGACCTTCGAAACAATGTTGGCGGTCAGCCCCTTGGAGTCGCCGTTCTCGATCTCGCGCAGGAGCCCGCCGATCGTCGCGTCCATGTCGGCGCGGTACGACTCTAGGACCTGCTGGACCTTGGGTGATTTCGCCGCGGCTCTCGCGAAGTCCTGGATGTGCGTTGCGCTCTCGGTATACACGCCCGACGCGCCCTTGTTGAACCGAAGCGCCCGCCACTTGGCGATGTTGACCGCGTCCGGCGCCTGCGACAGCACCGAACCGCCAAGAATTGACGCCCGCGTGAGGTTCGCCGCGTTGTCGTAGACATTCGCGAGGATCTCGTTTCCGGGGATGTTGATCTTGTCGGAGACGACGGCCCACTGCATTTCCCGCTTCTTGCGCCCATCTTGCCATTTCAACGCCGCTTTGTCTATGAGCTGTTGCCCGACGGCCTGGTGCAGGACTGCCCGCGTGTTCTCGCCGCCTGGTCCGTAGATCTCCAGGATCGCAAGGCTTCGAGCGGTCGCCTGCTGCTCTCCGAAGAAGTTCGCCAAGAGGTCAGGATTCCCGCACCGCTTTTGATACGCCGCCCATTCGTCTGGCCCCTTGAACTTCATGTTCCGACCCAGCGACGAGAGCCGCGCAGCTTCACCCGGAACGCCGCCGGTGGAGTATCGCCCGCTCAGAAGTTCGCGCTCCTTGCTTGGCTCCTTGAAGCCTGCCAGGAGCTTGTAGGAACCTTCGAGGTAGTCACGATCGACAACGCGCCCGTCGTAGGTCTCGACATCCAGGAGTGGTGCCACGAAGTCTATCCATGCATTCATGTGCGCATCGGATCCGATCGGCGCCCACTTGCTCGGAAGGACTCGCGACACCAGCCCGCGGATCCCGGCTCGCGTCGCACCCGTGCGCCTGCCGTTCGCGAAGTTGCGCAGCGCCCAGGAGTCGTGCATCTGGTGGAGCATCCGGCCTTTGATCTGGCCAATGTCAACGCCCATCCGCCGAAGCCGCTTCAAGGACGACATCTGGAACCGATTCATGATCTCGGCAATCTTCGCGTGGTCGGCATTGTACTTGACGCCTAGCCCATCCTTGCGATCCATTTGGATGTCGAATAAGGCGTTGACGATGTGCGTTCCGTGCGCCGGATCCTTGGCCAGCTCGAAGAGCTTCGCCTGTCGAAGTTCCCACTCGGCGCCGCCCGCAAGCTCGTTGGTCCACTTGTTCCGCGCTGAGTCCACATTCCGCGCCCGTGCTCCGGCCACGTTCCATTCAGAGCCAGCGTCGAGAGATAGGGCTCCTTCCGTCTCGTTGCCTTTGAAGCGCATGATTTGCGCCATGCCTTCGTGGAGCTTGATCGCGTTGAGGGTCGCACGGTATCGCACCAGCGCCGCCGTGGTCATGTCTTCCTTGAGTGCCGCTTCCGCGTTGCCCATCTTGCGGAACCGCTTCACCAGCTCGACCGCCTCCGCTTTCTCGAGCCCCGCGGACCGCGCCGCCAGGACCAGCGCGTCGTCGGCAAGTTCGGGCGCCGCCGCGACCTTGTCGTAAGCCTTCTTGTAGACCTCGCGAACCCGCTTGGAAAGTTCCTTGGCCGCTTCGATCTCTGAGTCCGCTTCGCTAGCCTTCTGCGCGAACCGGCGCCCGCTCTCGACCTCGCCAGCCGACCGCAGGGACCGGACGGCCATCGCGTGCAGGTCGCGTTCATCAAGAGGCAGGCCGCGCAAGGCTGGAGCGTTCTCGTAGAGCCACGCCTTCGCATTCGCCAGGAGATCGCGGACGAACTCCACGACAGCGCGCCGGACATCGGGGTCGGTGATGCGTGCCCACTGTGCGCCGGACGGCCACCAGTCGGCACGAGCGGACAGCCCTTCCTCGAAGTGCTGCACGAGGTAGGCCAACTCCTCCTCTGCCCGGAAGCGCGGGTCGGTGTCGCGAGGGATTGCCCCGCGAACGACAGCGGCCAGCTCTGGGGACGAGTCGAGAATCGCGCCCGCTCGCGCCTGGAGATCCGAGAAGCCCTGGTCGCCGACCATCTTCCGGATTCCGACGTGGGCGCCCATTTCGTGCAGGTACACCGACGCCGCTTGCCCCTTGCTCAAGCCAGACGCCGCGATCCAGACTTTGCCACCCTCGGTCATGCCGATCACGGATTCACGGGGGGCGCCAGGGATGTCCTGCCATGAGTTGACGATCGTCAGCCCGTTCGATTCGCCCAGCTTGACGAGGTCTTCGCCGAACCGATCGGCGATCTCTGCGCGAACGGCTTCGGCGGGGGATTGCGCACCGGGGATATCTGATTCAGCGAAACGGATGTCGGGATTCGCGGGGTCGAACGTGCCACGGTTTCCGGTGGCAGATTTAATTTGCTTCGGGGAAAATGGAATCCATGTTACACTTATAATATCTTCGCCATTTTCATCAAATGAGTCGGGCATTTTTATCCCATCATACCCCTTATCTTTTGACGCAGAAACAAGATCTTCGCGGAATCCTTTGCGGTTAATTATCTGGTAAAGATCTCTCTCGTACGGGATTGAGCGATGTAGCCCATCGACATCAAAATCTAAAGACCTGAGCTTTGATATAAGCTCATTTCGTGCATCGCCTCTCCTTGGCGGGAGGGAGGATAAATCAAGTGGGTTTTGAATGCTCAGCGCTACCGGAAGCATGTGCGCCCCTTGAGCTTGCGCAAATTGGGATGAATACTGAGGAGACTCAGAAAACATATTCCAATCGCCGCCTAAATCTTCGGCTTTTGGGTTTTTGAAAACTGAGAACACTTCGCCGCCAGCATTCGTCCCATGGTACACCACCAGCGGGCTACCCACCTCGTCCACCACTTTCGAATCACCAAACCACGCCCAGAAGTTGCGGACCTCCTCCTCTGTCCGCCCAAGCCTGCGGCCCGTGGAATCCTTTGTGCTCCGCTGTACGCCGCCGATGTCGATGGACTCAGGAAGCGCCGCACCCTCGGCAAATCTCGCCCCCTCCGTCTCCGTCAGCTTGCGTAAGCGCTCAAGCTCCGCCTCGGCTTCGTCAGCCAGGGCATCGAAATCCTCGTCGTCCGGAAGGTCTTCGGACTCCTTCGCTTTGTCGCGACCTTGGCGCAACTCGTCGGCGTCGTAGCGGTTTGCGGGATCGTCGGCGCGGGCGATCTCTCTGGCGGGCGCGTCAGGGCCGGCCTGGTCGATGCGCGAGTCTGCGTCGATCACCTTTTCGGGATTGATCACGATTCCGCTTCGGGCCTGGAAATCGGCGATGGCCTCGGCGTTCGTGATGGTCTGCGGAGATGCGAGACGGCCCTTCTCGGCGGGGCCTTTGGGCGTTGAGATCAAGGCGATTGCAGCCTCTACGGCGCGCGTGGCGCCTTGTTTCTGCTGCTCCAGCTGGAACTCTTCAACGAAACGAGCCATGCGCTCTGGCTGGCCTTCTAAGGCGATGAGTGCCCGCGCAGCCTCTTTTTCCTGAAAAGTCAGGTTCTGCGCCCGAGCTGCCATCTTGTCGAGATCACTCCCGATGTACGCTGGAGCGTATTCGAGCGCCTCATCAAACGTGAACCCCATGCGACGAGCATCAGTGACAGCATCCGCGGCATTGGCAAGCGGGGCGATAGCCTCCGGCGTCTTGGTGATTTCGCCCTCATTTTTGCGCATCGCCTCGAAGATCTCGGTGGCGAGAGGATCGGTTTTTGCGCGAGCCTCGCGGACGATTACGCGATCCCCGAGAGCGTCGCGAAGGCCGGATGAGACCTCCAGGCGGTCGCGCTTGAATGGCGACTCATTCCACCCGCGACGGCCTTTGACGGGGGCAGGCGCAACGCCAGGGGGAGGCGAAGGCTCTACGGGCGCGACTTGCGCGACGGGCTCGACCTCCTCCAGCCGTGCATGGTCTGCCGCGATCGCATCGGCAGTGCGCTTGTCGTGCTCCATGAGCTGGCGCCACTCCTGCGACTTGGTGCCGAACTTCTCGCGGACCCAGGAATGCGACGAGCGATCAGCCAGCGCGCCAACGCCTTCGCCGATCTGGCCGATTCCCGCCTGCATCGCTCCGCCCAGGACCACGGAAGATGTGAACTCGGCGAACGCATCGTCCACGGTGTAGTCGTCGCCTACGGCCCGCCGGGTCGCGGCATTCAGCGCCATGGACGGCACGGAGCCAACGGCGCCTTCGATCGCGCCGATCGCACCGCGGGCAAGGATGCGGCCAGCTGCGCCAGCCTTGATGGAGGCCTTGGCGAGGATCGCGGCTTCGCGGGAGGCACCAACCACGGGAATGAAGTTCAGCGGGCCGAGAACGGGATCCATGCTCCCGGCAAGCGACCCGACGAAAGCTCCGACGCCAGATGCGCGGGAAAGTCTCTCCTCTCCCTCGGCACGGTCGCGAGCAAGGGCGAGCATCGTTTCCAAGCCCTGGTCGGTCATGCCTGCGGATGGAATGCTTAGGCCAGGGAACCCCTCGGCGGCGGCTTGTGCCTTCGCTTCCGCTTGAGTCAGAAGCGTTCCGCCCTGGTTCGCAACGCGGATCTGGTTCGCCAGGAGCCCACCGTAGAACGGGCCAGAGATCATCGTCTCTTCGAATCCGGTCTTGATAGACTCGCCCAGGCCCAGGGGGAAAGATTCCCCGCCCGGCGCGTCCTGGTTTCTGGCGTTCACGAATACCGGCATTGAATCCCCCTGGTCCCTACAAAATGCTTACCTGCTGGGAGAAATGAACCATTCCCCGAGCGATTTAACGGCGCCGCCGATCGCTTCGCCAACAGCTTCGCCGATCCTCGCTTTCGGATTGGCCGCACGCATGGCGCTCCAAGCCGCACTTTCCTGTGCCTGGTAGTCCGCCGCATCTGACCACGATATCTTGACTGGCTTCCCGTCGGTGGTTCGCACTGGCGCGGATCCGAGCATCAGGACTAGCCCGTCGTCGTCCGGAGAGGTGACCCACCCGGAGCGGGATTTCACATCAGCCAGGTGGACGCGAGCGCTTTTTCCAGAAGGCGGAGCGATGGACAGGGCGGCAAGCTCTGTTTTCTTCCAGCGGTTCGCGCCGGCAAGGATCGATTCTGGCGCCTGTCCAGGCGCCTGTCCCGGCCACACTCGAGGAATGCGAATCTGTCCGGTGGCGGAGACGGTTTGCAAATCGGTGCCGTCGCTCATGATGGAGGTAACGGTTCGCTCGCTCGATTCGAAGATGAACTGTGACGCGACCAATTCGTCGTATGCCTGCTTGGCGGCGGCTCTCGGATTTGCGCCTGACTGAGCCATCTTGAGCGCGGCGAGCTTGACAGCCCCGTCGCGGAGCTGGTTCCACGTTTCCGCCCCGCCCGCTGGATCGGTGGATGTCATGGACGTTGTGAACGTGGCGAACTTCGCGTCGATCTCTTTTTCCAGGGCTACGCGCTGCGGGATCTGGTCTTGCTTGGCGAACGCCTTGGATGCCGCGGCAAGCTGTTGCCGCACGCCTTCGGTGCCGGGGTCGTCAGCAAGATTCCCAACCCAGAGCGCTTCGGAGGGAAGATCCTTCGCGAGTTGCTTGAGAATCTTCGGGTAATGCTTGCCGTATGTCTGCGCGAGCTGGGTCATGGTCTGCGCGGCCTTCATCGGGCCGTCTTCCTGCCCGTACCACTGGCCTTTAATCGCATCGGCCTGTTCCTTGGGCAGGAGCGCCGGGGATTCGACCCCCTGCGCCCGCTGGAAACCTTCGACCTGCGCCACGTAGGAGTCGAGCGCTTGGCTCTTCAATCCGGCGACCGAAGCATCTGGCTTTTGCGAGACCGTGCTCCACTGCGTCCAGGCGTTGGCGATCAGCGGATTGGACCGAATGCCGTACCCCGCGGGGTCTTCATTGACCTGCCTGTCGATCTGCTCATTGGCTGCGCTGGCCAGCTTCCACGCGTCCCGCTTGGCGTCGTAGTCGATCCCGGCCTCGCCTGCGTTCTTCGGCTCAAGCCCGCGAATGATCGCGTCCCGCTCTGTCTTACTCTTGCTCTTGAGGCCGGCAACAGCGGGTGCCATCTTGATGTACGGCTCAATCAAGGCTTGCCTAACCTTCGCGTCGGCAGGGCTCCACCCGTGCGACACATACTCCTCGATGGTCGGATACCTCGATAGCGTCGTCCCGTCCGCCGCCGCTGCCTTGGTGGACGCCTCCAGTGCCATCATTTCCGCCTTAGACGTTTCTGCTCGCGCCCGTGCATCCTGCGCGATCACATTTTCGGCGATGCCCCGGTATCTCGCGAGCTGTTCGGGGCTTGCGGTGCGCGTGACGTTGAGCGTCGCGGCGGGCTCTTGGATTGCCTCGTAGTCGGCGCTACCTCCGCCGCGAATCTTCGCGTTCTTCATAATCTTTTCGACGTAGGGAATCGTCTCTTCCGGCATCGGGAGATACTTCATCCAATTCGCGTCATCGCTTGCGGCTTTCGCCTTCGCGATGGCACTATCTACGCTTCCAGGCCCAGCATTGTAGGCCGCGAGAGCCTTTGCTTCGCTTCCGTACTTCTCCATCATCTGGGAGATGTATTTCGCCCCACCCTCGATGTTCTGTGTTGGGTCGTCAGGATCGACGCCAAGCCCCTTCGCGGTCGCAGGCATGAGCTGCATGAGCCCTCGAGCGCCGACGACTTCGACTGTTCCGTCTTTCTTTTTGCGCGTGGAGATCGTCACTTTCCCGTTTTCATCGGTGTGGCGCCCTCCGCTTTCGGCATGCACCATCGCAGCGATCAGCGTGGACGGCAAACCGTACTTCTCTCCCGCTGCGGAAATCTGTGCGTCCCACTTCCCTCCCGCAACCTTGAATGTCGGCTTCCCGCCAACCGCTGCACCCTTCTTGCGCTGGAAGTGGATGCGAGCCTCTCCATCGATCGCGGACAGAAGCGTCCTCGCGTCTCCGACGTTTTTCGTCATGTTCTGGAGAACAGTTTCTGACGCCTCTTCTTTCGCTCGCTTCTCCAGCGCATCGGCGCGAACCTGTTCGATCTGCGAAAGGCTGGCGTTCGACTTCAACTCCTCCTCGAACGCGGCAAGTTCGGCGTCGGCTTCGAGGCCAGGCTTCTGCATGAGGATCTTCCGCTTCGTCTCCACGAGCGCATTGAAGTTCATGGCGGAATTCTCTTCGACCATGCGGAACTTCTGATTGATTGCCTGCACCCCGTACTTGGCTCGCTGGCTCTCGATGTTCCCGCGAAGCTGTTCGCCGTAGAACGGATTGGTCGGCGGGACGGCCTTTGTCGCCTCGTCGTCAATCGCGGTTCGGGCCTTCTCCCACTCCTGCGCGAAGTCCTGGTCGGCACCGATGGACGCTTGGAGCTGATTGAATTTCTCCATCTTGCGGAGGTCCAAATCGGCGGCGTTGCGGTCGGCCCACTCCTTCGCCTGAAGCCGCTGCGTCTTCTCCGTCTCGCGATCGCTTTCGGCCTGCGCCTGCGCCATGAACTCTTGGTTCCGCATGGTGACACCGCGCTGTTGCTCGACGGAGTTGCTCGCGGTCTGCGCGAAGCTTCCGAGCATTCGCCCGGTCTGGCCCTGGACGACATTTCCGGGGTCGCGGTACTGGACGGGCGCGGATGTCTGCTGGTTGTACCGTGGGATCTGAGGCATTATCGAAGGCTCCTTGTATTCCCGTAGTACGTCGATGCGCCGGACAGAAGGGCGTTGACGCCGCCCATGTATCCAGCCTTGCGTGATTGCGTGGCGCGCTCGTCGGATGCTGCGGCCCGCTCCTGGAATCCTGCGGCTTTCAAGGCTGCATCGCGGCGGGTGTTGCCGACATCGGTTTCGATCCCGCGTGCAGCTTCGGCGGCAAGAGCTGCATTCGTTCCGCCAGCACCGAGACCGCTTTGAGCAATGGTCGCTGACTGCTCCCCCAGAAAGCGAGATCCGCGCTCGCGAACCTGTCCAGCATCGGCCTCGCCCTTCTCAAGGGCAAGGCGGGCATTCTCGCGGTCGATCTCCGCTTGCCGTTTGAGCGCGTCAGATTCCTCGTTCCCGCCCATGATGCTGGAAAGCCCGCCAAGCGCAGAGGATCCAAGCTGGAGCATTGCCATCATCGTCAGCGGGTCCATTAGTTGACCCTCGAATACATGGCGAAGTCTTCGCCGTTCGGACCGCATTTGCGCATGGTGCCCTCGCGTTGGAATCCGAGAAGCTCGATCCAGCGGATCGCCTCCGGAAATGTTAGATCGATCGTCGCCTCGATGCGCGGCAATTCCTGGAATCGGCGCAGGAATTTGATTGCCGCCCGCGTCACAGCCAGCATGCTCGCACCCTTGCCGATGATCGCCCAGGCCAGCACGCGGCCTGACCATATCGGGATGAGGCCACCAGCCGCGACCACGTCGTCGCCATCCATGAGCGTCACGCCCACGCCATCGAACCACACCCCAGAAAGGTCGGCGTTTGCTTGCCTTGCGTGCGGCGTGAATCCGTGCAGGTGTACGGGGTTGAAAGGAATCAATTCCATCATTCGGTCGTCACGTCGATCACGGCGGATACCACGGTCACGGGTAGCGCCTGGTCGCTTTCGATGTAGACATAGCCGTCCGTCGTGTAGCCGGAGGGAAAGGCGATGCTGAAGTCTCCACTGAATGCCGCGACCTGCTCGTCCATCTTTGCGGAGTTCGCCCGGAAGGATGCGGGGCGGGCATTTGCGGCGCTCGACCCGATCTTGATCCCGACCGACTCCAGGAGCCGGACCGCGACGCGGCTGATCCGCTTGATCTTGGATTGGCTGGTCCCCTTGCTTGCGCCGCCTTCGATCCGCATGGTCTGCGCGATGAACTTACACGGGAATCCGACGTGGATTCGGTTGTGGTGCGCGTTGAGCTGGATCCACCCCGCGCCATCCGCGACGACGTTCTGGTGCGCACATCCATCGACGCAAATCGACGCCTCGCGCCCGGCCATGTAGACGACGCGAACACGATCTACCCGAAGCTGCCATGCCAAGAACCGACCTTGAAGTGCGGACGGGACCGGGAACATGGGTCGAACCGGCAGGGAGCCACCGGAAGGCGCACCCTCGATGATGAGGTCCGCGAACGGGCCATCTTCGATCGGTACCGCGACGCCGCCTTCGAAGGTAAAGTCGAGTGTCCGAATCACCTTCCCAACGTCCGCCGCGGTGAATGGAAGCGGGCCGGAAAGCGAGGTCAGCGAGAGAAGTGAATTCTCATCCCAGGTAGCGCCGGTCAGCATCAATCCGCCGTTGACGGGATCCGCCGTGACGGCGTCACCACTGAATGAGTTCGAGCAGTCCGTGTAGACGGCCTCGCGTAGGTCACCGCCGATCTGGTGGGCATCGGCAAACCGCTCCACAAAGATCCCTGCCGTCTCGCTGGCCGTTCCGGTCCCATCAAAGTTCCGGTTCGTCGCAAGCCAGACGTCGTCAATGTCGCCAGCGGGAGAGGGAAGGCACGCCACGCCACGGAATAGCCCGCCGTCGGACTGGTGCGGATGCCATCCCCAAACATCTTGCTCGCGGTTCCAGGTCATACCGACAAGGCGGCCATCTCGCGTGATGGCCCAAATGACCTTCCACGGCTCATTTTGCCAGGCAAGTTCACAGATGCCCGACGCGCCCAGGTGGTCGGCGAGGACGGACATATCGATTGAGGACCATGAGGTACCGTCGCTGGAAAGGCGGTGAAGCCGCTTTCCGCCACGAACCACGTAGAAGATTTCCGAGTCCAGCACGACAGGTTCGACCGAGTGCGATCCATACGACGAGATTTGCCGAATCGCGACGTTCCCGGGGCCGAATACCTCGGACTTGGTGTCCTCTCGGCACTCGAATACACCGGTTCGTCCGCCGATGATCAGCGAGTCCATCGCCACAAGCCATTCGACGGCCAGCTTTTGGCGCGACGGGATCTCGACGGTGATGGCGCTATCTGCTGTCACCAGTCCGGAGGCGTTGTACTGGTTGAAGTCGTTGAGCTTGCCGGCCCGCGAGAAGTGCAGGCGGTTTCCTGCGGAGATCACCAGACGGTTTCGGAAGATCGCGACGTTGTCGGGGTACGCTGCGCCTGTCTCCAGGTCAGTGCCCGTTCCGACCGCTGCCCATGCCCAGCGCGCCGTTTTGAACCTCGGCGCGTCGATCATGTCCCAACGTATCGTCACGCGCTCAAGGCCAGGCTTGGACGGGTCGGTGTCGGGTGGCGTATCGATGGTTCCGGAGAAATGACCGTTCCCGATGTACCCGAGCTGGACTTTCCACACGGCGCCCGAAGGACTGTAGATGGCCCCGAATTCGTGAATCGGTTCAGTCTGGAGCGCAACGCTTTCTGCCACCGCGATCAGGGCGCGGTAGTAGCGATTTTGGTGGTAGAAGACGCTCCGATCGGAAACCGACAGGCCGGCGGCCCACTTCTGGACGGTCGGCATTTCGATGTAGTCGGGATTGAAAACGATCCGGTGACCATTTTTTCCAGTGAACGTCCCGACAGGCGCCCAGAGGTCGCTATTCACGTACGCCGTGAACGCGGGAGACCCTGGAACGGTCCCGATTACACGACTTCCCGTGCATTCGATTTGCGGGTTCGCCTCTGGCTTGTAATCCTGGAATGGTGGCGTGTTGTAGTTCTGTGAGAACGGAGTCGGCGTCTCGTCACTTCCGGTCCAATTGACCACGGGAGATTCCGGGAAAGCATTCCGGCCCGTCACGATCTCGCTGCCGCTTGAAACGTCGTTATTGATCTTCTTGAGCGGGCTTGACCCGTCGTCGGCGATGTAGAGGTCTTCTCCATTCTGCGCGGTCGAGAGGATCGAAGTTCCGTCGACCCGGCGCGGCACGCTCTGGAGAGGGTACCCGAATCCGGGCCCGATGAGTTCCCGATTTTTGATCACAAGGAAGGAATCTGGAAGCGTGGGCTCGAATAAGTAGAGGTAGGCGCGGTCGGCGGAAATCTCATGCGGGACCATGACGGGCGACCGAACGCGAGCATCTTCGACGGGGAGGCGAGCCAGGGAAGAGAAGATCTTCGTTCCAGGTCTGCGCACAAGCGCCCCGTGGACGGTCGGGATTCCGTTCCTGGAAAGCTTCATGCCCTGCGGGTACTTGAAGTGATCCACGCGCCCGTCGATGAGCGGAGAGAGCTCGCCGCCATTCCAAGAGCTTTTCAGAACCGATTGATCGCCCATCAGTCACGCACCTGGAGCCAAGTCGAGTCGGCCACGTACTGCGGCGCCGACTGGATTGCGGACTGTTGGCGAGCATCACGGATCGAGATCTCATAGGCCTGCGCCATGCGATCGCGCAGCCCGGTATCGGCTGCGATCGGAACCGCCAGGACTTCGGCCAGCTTGAAGGAGAACGCTACCCGGAATGCCGCGCTCCACTCGTCGGGATTCTCGATTCGTGCGACGTATAGAATCTTCAGTGGTGCGGCAAGATCGGTCACGATGTCGCGCCCTTCGATCCGCCATGTCGGGAACCTGGATTGCCGGAAGTCGTCCAGGGCTGCGGGCTCCTGCCCATCCGCGTAGATCACCGAAAGGGAGTCGGCGGGCACGGCGTACTTGTAAGCGTAGCCCCACGCCGGGGCGGTAGCAGAAACGGCAAGGGCCGCGCGCCGTTGCGCGAAGCCCCACCGATTCGCCATCAATTCGGAGTCAAGCAAAAGGTCGTAGATGGCACGGGCCTCATCTGCGGCCTTGCTCTCCTCATCAAGCTCCTCGATTCGGCTTTCGCCAATCCTCGTCAATGCAAGGTTGATGATGTCGATTCTTGAAGCCATCCGAGTACCTCCGTTGCATCACAAATCTACCTCAAGACGGGGGCCAAGTGGAGGCGCAGATGTAGGCGCGGATCTGATCGATCTGCGCCAACGCTTCACCCTGCTTGATCTTCGCCGAATCGATGGAGATTTCCACCGCCTTCGAAGTGGTCGAGGATCCGACCGCGACTTCCGCGATTCCGACGCCCTGGTCCTTGCCGATGTAGGTGTAGGCCACGGCTTAGATCGCCTTGTAGAAGCCGCGAACGATCATCGACACAGTCCCGATCGAGCCAGTGGCCACGGTCAGGGTCAGCGCGATGTCATAGGCGATTCCAGGGTTGGCGGTCAGTCCGACGCGCTCCCACATCGCCTTTCCGATCTTGGCGATGTCGGCGGCTGCAGCTTCTTCCATCACCTTCGTCCAGGCGATAGCGGACGACACGACGACCGCGCTGGCGAATTCGGTAGCGTCCACAGCTGCGCCGCCGTCTTCCTCGATCTTGTAGACGCCGACATTGGCGGCTGCGGAGCCACCCAGCGCGTCGGTAGCCAGCAAGATTTCGGTGGGGACGAAGTTCGCGGGCACGCGTACCATGCGATACACGGATCCAGCGGTGTCGTCGGCGTTGGTTTCGAGGGTGCCAGTGAGCACGCATTCATAGGGGCCAGCGGTGGCGATCTTGTCGTCTGCGGCGTCCTGAGCGGTGATTGCGGTGGTTTTCAGGGATACGACGGCCATTGAAGGCTCCTTTTACTTGAGGGTGCCACGGATGCCGATGCAGACTTGACCAGTCGTGACAACGGGGGCCGTGAGAGTGAGGCAGATGTCCATGGCGTAGCCGGGATTCCGAGCGAACCCGAGACGCTCCCAGAGCTGCTTCCCGATCTTCGAGAAGTCAACAGCGGGGGACGCGGCCATGTTGTTGGCGTAGCTGGAGCCAGGCGATTCCAGGAAGAGTTCTGAATCGAATTCGTCGACGTCGATTACCGTCCCATTGTCCGCGCCAAGCGGGCGATAGACGCCGACGCTCGCCGCGCATCCCGCACCAAGGCCAGTGGTCGAAACCACGATCTCGGTCGGGACAAGGTTGGCAGGGACGCGCAGGAATCGGTAGACCGATCCCACGCTATCACCTGCCACAGCATCGACAACGCCGACGAAGAGGCGCTCCTCGGCACCGCCAACGGCCAGGATCTCTTTGTCCCGGTCCCACTTGGCGAATTCCGAAGCTTTTCTCTCCGTGACGGCCACGGCTTAGGCCGCCGTGATCTTGATTTCGCCGACGCGCTTGGCGTCAACGCGAGTCGAATTCTGGGTTTCCTTGGCGTACAACTGCCAGGGGTGACCGCGGCGGCTGGTGTCCTTCTCTACGTTGGTGTAAAGCTCCGACCAGCGAGCGAAGTGCATGCCTTTCTTCGTCCACACGGGCAGGCGGAGGTAGGTGCCGTCGGTCGTGATGCGCTGGAAGGGAACGAAGGTGAAGCCCATGAACCGTTCCACGCGGCCAGACTTGAGAACCAGCGAGTCGTTGAAGTCGCGAGAAATGATCTGCGCTTCCTTCAGGAGATCCTTGTTTGCCTTCGCGTTCACGCCGATGAAAACCTCTTCGACGTCGAGATCGACATCGTTGGTCTCCAGGATGGCGCGCATTTCGACCAACTTGGCGACGTTCAGACCGACGGCGGTCGATCCACCGGATGATCCGATGGTCTGCAGAACGATCTGAGAGCCTGCGGGAGTCGCGGCGGCTTCAGTGGCCCAGGTGACGGTTGTGGTGCCGTCCTTGCCGATCAGGGCATCCCCGAAGAACGCGGAATAGCCCAGGTTGTCACGGTTGCGCATGAACGCGGCCCGCTGCGCTTCGAGCGTCGCGGACTTGGGGTCCACGATGGTCTTGAGCATGTCTTCCTCGTTGAGGAACCGGGGAAGATCGAACGAGCGAGGCGAAACCCAGCGGCGTTCGTAGTTCGAGTCGGTGTCGGGCATAGGCTCGTTGCGGCCCGTGATTTCACTGACTTCGAGCGGATCGAGGTACTGAATCGGGGAGACTTTTTCCCCGGTGTACATCGCTGTTTCGAACTTGTCGACAATCTTCGTGCTGGTCTGTTGCAGCGCGAGTTCGAGGTTTGCCGAGTATTGCTTTGTGTACAGCTGAGCTTCGGACATGCGAAAGCCCCTCCATGAAATTGTGGTTTCTGGTTTGGGGCTTGTCCGGTTGTCCGGGGCCTATGTTTGCGATTTGCTCTTGGTTGACCGGCCTTCTACTGGGGTCTCCTGTGGAGATTGTCCCGAGTCCTGCACCACCCATTTGAAAAGCTTGTCGCACCGGGTCAATGAATCAGCTTCATCGGTCCGGCTATAGGCTAAATGTAAGCACGCCAACCGTATTTCCGCAACAGATGCGGCGCGAATTGGTTCGGGCATGTTATCCCCCCGCCTGGATGCGGATCAGGCGTTGCATTTCAGCGCGCGCCGCGGGATCGCCGTCGTAATTCTTCTTGGTCCACACAGGATCCTTCATCAGGCGGGCAAGCTCAACCTTCGCCGTCTCCGGCGTCATGGCCTGCGGGGCGGGGGCCTGCGCGTGGACCATTGGGGCCTCCGCGAAGGATTCACCGACCTTGACCAAGAATTCCGACGCCTTGCGCGTGCCCATGGCCCTTTCCAGCGATTCCAGCGCGGCGTCGTCCAAACCGAACTGAGTCGCGGCGCGCCTCCCCATCTCCACCTTGGGCTCGAACTGGTTGCCCCAATCCTTCTTCATCCCATTTACGTCGAGTTGGCGGGTCTGCTGGAATTCATTCTCTGCCGCCTCCATGCGCGCCTTGACGCCGTTCGTCTGGAATTCGACCAGCGCTTGAGCTTGCTTCGGGGAGAGTCCGAGATCATGGAACGCCTTCGCGGCTTCGCCGGCGAAAGTCTTGTCGAGCCCTTCGATCTTGTCGAGCCCGTACCCTTCCGGCGACTCCGGCTTTCCAAGGGCGCGGTGAACCACGTCCCACGCTGCTTTGTCGTTCGGGTCCTTTGGAATGGGGAGCTTCTCGCCGCCCATGAGTTTCTCGATCTCGCGGTAGCTCGAGGCCATCGCAACAGGCGAATCCCAACCCTTTTTCTGTACCCACTCGCGCGTTGTGGGGTCGAACGCTTCGAGGAAGTTCGATGCGCCGCCGGTTGCGGTTGGCGCGGGTGCTTGCGGTGCGCCCCCAGGAGCGGGGGCCGGTGGGGCTCCTCCGTCTCCGGGTTGCCCGCCGAACAATGATGCCACGGACCCGGTGTCGTCTGCCATGATGTTCCTACTTGGTTTCGCCCGTGTGGGGGTCAAGGTTCAACGCATTCGCGACGCGGAGCCACACCTCGCGCCGCCCCTCCGCGACAAGCGTCGCGTGGATGTCGATGCCTTGGGGGCCTGCAACAAGGCAGGTCTCCCCAGCTCGGCAAAATCTCCGCAGGTCTTCGAGCGCCTTTTGCCCCGCTCCGCCCGCGAACGCTGCCTGGTAGGATGATCGGATGGCCTTGACGGCTTCCTCCGGATCCTGATAGCCGTCCGTCATACGTTGACGCCTGGAGCGGTCGCGTAGGCCTGCGCTTGCGCAAGTGAACGGGCCGCATTGGCTGCAACGTCAGCGCCTTGGAGTACTGCGTCCGCTTGGTTCTGCTGCCGCTGCTCGGCATTTCGCTTCGACACTTCCGCCTTGTCGCGGAGGATCGACGGCTTGACGCCTTGAGCATCGGCGATCACACGAAGAAGCTCGTCGGCATCAACCGAGTTGACCACGTTCGGGTCGTACTGCGCCACGGCGCCCACGGCTTCGATGAACCGCAGCGCGGCCACGCCTTGCCCAGCCTTCTGCGCCAAGGAGATCGGGGAGGTGTACTTGATCTCGTAGGCGCCGCCCTGCTCTTCCAGCGATTGAGGCATGCGGGGAAGCTGGCGGGCCATTTCCAGGATGTCGAGTTCGCGTTCGATAAGCGGCCCAAGGAAGGACGCTTCGAAGTTCCCGGCGACGGGCCCGAGTAGCTGCCCCTTCTCCTGTGCCCGCTGCATCACTTCTTGGGCGGTCATGTTGCGCCGGTCTTCGGCGAGGATCTCGAAGAGGGAGACGAAGAACGAATCATGGACCGTGGCGCGCTCGCGGTCCATCATCTCGAGGGAAAGCGGAATATTCCCGCCTGCCTGGAGCGGGATTACTTGCGCTTTGCCGTCCACTACGCCGCCCTGGACAACCGCGCCAGGGATCGAGGCGAACGTCTGGAGAGAGCCGTCCATCAACAGCGTCGGGTCGATCGCCTTGTGGGACGCCCGAAGCGTCGTCTTCTTCATCTCGTTCAACATCTTGATCGTCGCCAGGCACTGCATCGCCGGGGATCGACCGTATGTTTCGCCTGGGGATGTCGAGAAGCGAGCAATTGCGAACGGGAACTTTCGGTACCCGCCCCGCTGGATCGTCTTCTTCGAAGTCACGCAGATGTCATAGCTGGCCCACTCCATGCCTTCGAAGTCCTTGCGCCAGCCCTTGACCTCGGCGTTCGGACAAACCTTCTGCACGAACGTGAAGCGGTCACCCGGACGCGTCCCTGCGCGTTCGCGGACGATCTCAGGCGTCTTGTCACCGAACTGCTGGACGGCTTGCCGTGCGGTCAGGGAGTATTCCCGATAGACCGTATCTATCTGGCCTTGCCAATTCTCTTCCATCCACACTTCACGGAGCGGGACGCATCGGTACTTGATGCCCATGCCTGAATCCATGATCGCCATGATCGCGGTCCCGTAGGCGCCGACGGATTCGTACGCCTCGAACATCTGGCCAGGGAATCCGCTCGCTGGGGAGTAGCGAGCCTCGAACAAGATCCGCGTCACGTCGTCCAAGTAGACGTCTTCCGTGTGTCCCTCCTGCCCTGGCGCGTCGAGCTTGTGCCACCGCTCGTTCTGCGGGGTCAACAGGCTGGACATCGTGGCTGCGAACCGGGAGAGGTCAATCCGCGCCGTCGAGTCGAACGCCTTGAGCCCGCGTTTCTCGCCTTTTCCTGGCTGGTTAGCGCTAAATCCGGTCTGAGTCCCGACGTATTCGGCGACCTCGTCCCACTGCGCGTCGAACGTCGAGCGCTCGCTCTTGAGCTGCTCAAGGCGGGAAAGGATCTCGCGTGCGCCGTCGTCTGCGACGTCCATCACTGGCCCAGCCGAGTCTTGGCAGCCTGTGTGCCTTGGGCTCCAAACATCTGCGCGAGTCCTGTTCCCTGATATCGGGGGGCGACGGCGCGGAGGTTGGATTCGACGGATCGCGCCTTGCGCTGGTCGTCGGCCAGCGAGGCGTCGTTCTTGATGAGTGTGTTTTGGTAGGCCGCAGCATTGGCGACGGCATTCCGCCTGTTGAATTCATCCTGGGACGTGTATACAGCCGACATGGTTCGCCCTCCTTTCCTCAAATCTACCCGAAATAGTTGTATTCCGCGAAGGCTGTGTTTTTCTGCGCCGGCATGATTCCGCGCATTGCCTCCACCGGCGTCGTCTTGCGGACCACCGGAGCGGCGTAAGTCAGGGCCAGAGCATCGGCTACGTCAGGGCTTCCGCCGTGGCGCTCGCGGATATCGTCCTTCGACTCCAGGGCCAGGCGTTCGGAAATCTTCTCGTAGGCGCAAAGCGGCCACGTCAGCTCGTCCACCAACTGCGGCTCGTTCGGGAGTTCGGTGCCTTCCGTGAAGGCGTCACGCATGCGGCCCCACATCTCCGCCCGCTTGTTCGCGTACTTGTCAGGGTCGAGCGCCTTCCCTGCGGCCTGAACATCCATGACGAGTTGAGGCCCAAGAAGCTGGCGTAATCGGTCGACCACTCCCGCGCCCATGCCGACGCCATCCACGAAAATCGCATCCGGTCGCTTCGGGTCGTTCGCGAATCTGGCCGCGATCTTCTCGCAAAGCATCATCGTGTTAGGCTCGCGGAAGCCGAATACCTCGTGGACCTTGCGCCCTTCCCGGACGGCGAGAGCGGACTTGTCCAGGCCATCGCGAGCAACGTCAAGGCCCCAGACGATCGGTTCACCATAGGACAGGGTCGCACGGTATGCGCGGCACTTGGCGACGAGCTGGCCGGTGATGAACGCCTTGAATCCGGTCACATCCGGGTCGTTGTAGTACTCCTGTCGGAAGATCGCCTCGCCCATGTCGTCGCCCCATCGGGTGCGCAGTTGGGCCAGGATCTTGTCGAGCTGGGATTGCGTGAAGACGCCGGTGTCATCGACGGTCAAGCACTGGTAGAACCAGTCAGGATCCTTCTTGGCGTATTCTCCGAGCTGGTAGAAGTGGTTTCGACCTCGGACGGTAGAGATGAACATCGCCCATCCACCCGATTCCTCGATCATCGGTTGCATGTAATCCCATGCGGAGGGGTCGGCCAGCGCGAATTCTGAGAAGACAAGCCCGCGGGTTCCGGCGCCGACGAGCTTATTGTAGGAGTCGGAGCCCGCCACCTGCCAGGAGGATCCACCTTTGAAACGGATGAACATGTCCTTGTCGCGGGGATCGCTCGAAAGGATCTCGCGGGGGAATGCCCTTTCGATTCGGCGGGCGCGGGAATGAGCGTCCACCGCGTCCCAAATCGCTTTCCGGCCCTGTCCGTATTCTGGTAGGCAATGCCAATACATTCCGGTATCCCGCATTGCGGAAACGGATGTCCAGGAAAGGGAGAAATCATCCTTTCCGGCTCGTCGGTGCCATGCAAGGACTGCATAGCGACCGCCGTCCATCATGTATTCCCACGCCTTCATCTGGTACGGGCGAGGGTCCCACCGGTTGGGCAGGAGGATTTCAGGCATCGGTGGCAGGCGGTGTGTACTGCTTGACCACGACGGTCAAGGGGGATTCCTGGTTTCCAGCCAGCTCGAGTTTGTCGCCGAATTCCTTCGGGAGAATCTTCGACAGGTACCACTTTTCGGCGTCGATCAGAAGCCGGTAGGCTCCGACAACTTCCGCAGGCCGGCCAATTGCCTCGCGGGCGATCTTTGGAAGACCTTCAGCGCGATTCCGAATCCCGCGTGCGCGTGCGCGCTTGTATCTGTCGTCTAAGGCAGGATCCGCATCACACCAATCAAGGAACGTCGATCGGTAGAATTTCATCTCGTCGCAGATCGTTTTTAGGCCGATTCCATCTTCCGCTGCGTCCAGAATCTTTTGGATCCATGATTCGCGCTCTTCATCGGTGTACTTCATCGGCACGGTTACCCCCTTCATGCTGGACCGTTTGAGTGAAGATACATCAAATCGCCCTCTTGTGAGCTACTCCCGATAGTCGTCGTAGATCTCGACGTGAAAATGCGGGTTCGTCGCGGATGGCGGGTCAATGATGATCGAGCCATGGGATCGCGCAAACTCCAGGAGGTCGGCAATTTCAACGAAAAATGATTCGCTTGTCAGTTCGCGTCGAAGAAATCCATCCTCAAATCGGTGATTTTCTCCTCTGCTCTCCCAGTCAACCCTAAAATGGAGCGTTTTTTGCCATCCGCTCTTGATTTCCACGCTATCCGTCCAGCTTACCATACCACTGAACGCGCCGTCGCACGGTATCGGGTGCGTGAATGAGCTTCTGCTGACCGTGTACAAGCCCGGCCTTGGCTCATGGATTTTCAGCTCTGAGTCAACGCTCATTGTGTCCCTCTTGTTTTTGGTGGCTCGAAAAAAGGCAAGGTAAACCCCGCCTCTCTTTCCCCTTCCCGAAGTCTTGACAGTCCGGGTCGTTGCGGGGAAATCATGGCGCATCTCTGCAAATGATCTCTGCTCGCGCGGTGTCGACCGTACATGTCGTTTCGGGGTCGTAGGCTGGGCTGATGGCCTCGCACCCGAAGAGAAGGGTCGAGACGGCAGCGATCACCACGATCGCGATCATTGGAGCAAGAAGCGCTATGGCGGCGATTTTGAGGTTGGGAGCGCCTTGGTTTTCGCTCATTCCCCTCTCCTCGCCCTAGCGATCGCGTCGTCCAATGCCTCTCTATCCATCCATGGAGGACGGATAGGCTCTGGCGCGTCCGGATCGAATGTGCCGACGAACTGGAATTTTCTCCCATTTTCCTGCGTGCATACGATCTGCATTTCGAAGAATCTCCAGCGCGTCGCCTCATTTTTCGGGTGCTTGCAGATGGTGAAAACCTCGCCATGCACCATGTTTTGCATTACTTCGCGGAGAGTCATGTCTAGTGAGAGATTGAATTTGTCGCTCATAGATCTCCATCCTCCTGCCTCGAAGGCAGTGAAACGCCCCTGAGAGGCTAGCGGATCGGCAGATCTCACCTCTCCAGGAGTGCATTTTTTTCGCGGTTCTGGCAATAGGTGCAGATTGCAACCAATTCCAGTCAATCGGTGTTTTCTGGCGCCTCGATCTCCTCCAGCGTCCGGGCGGTCATCGGGCGAGCCTGGCGTATTTCCACGGCCTACCCTGCCCGCGCTCCCCGTAATACTCACCCGTCGTCGCATCATAATTGACGACTACATCTTCGACCCCAGAATCAGGACGATCGAGAGGATGCAGGCTCAGTCGACACACCTTCCCCACCAGCTCCGCCCCGGTCGGCTCGTGCGCGTCGTCCGCGATCTTGATGAGGTCGCGAGCGTGGCCGAGGTAGGAGAATGAATCCATGCATGCGCGCGCAAGGTCCTTGTCGAAGACGTCGCCACAGCGGGACTCCCCTCCAGCCACTAGGCAGACTAGTTCTTGGCATCGATCGTGCGCCCACACATACACAGCTCCGCCACGATGCCGAAACACCATCCCCGCATCGATCCGCTCCGGCCAGTTGCGCGGGGCTGCGGCCTTCTCGCGCATCGCCGTCAGTTCTGCCCTCGCCTCGTCGATCAGCTTTTGCGCCGCCTCGATCTTTTCTTCTGGACTCATTTCGCTTCCTCCGTGATTTGGTTTACGTCTTCTGACATTGGCGGCGGTTCAGGCAGAAGCGACCAGCCAATAGGTTTCCAGCCTTTCGCCAGCCTCCCCCATCCCGTCCACCCCGTGGTAACAGCGAATCCAGGTTCATCATCGTACCATGACCGCTCTGACACGAAAACTCGTCTCTCTTTTTTCTGGTCGCATTCGACAAGGAGCAGAAAGATCCCATCCCATGTTGCCGTTTCAATCGGCGCCCATTTCATCCCTCACCCCCTATGATTCGCTCCATGTGATCCGCTGCCTCCTGCGCCGTCGTACCCGCTGCGAACAGCTTGCGCATCCCGAACCGCCGCACCGTCAGCCCGTACCCGCCCAGCTCGTCGCGCTGCATGTGGGTCAGCGCCTGGTCGGCGTCCATCGCGGCGCGGAGTCGTGGCCCTGGCTTCCAGTCGACGGCGCTCATGGCCTCACCTCGATGATCCAGAGCAGGTCTTCGAGCGTGCGGATCTCGCGCATCGGTTGACCAGTGAGGCCGGCTTCCATCGGTTGCCCGGAGTCGCGATTCATCTGCCATTCCTCCATCCAATGCGCCACGTCGGTCGGCTTCGCGTCCGCAGGGCAGATCATCGCCGCAACGGTTTGCGTGTAGGCGTCGAGCAGCCCATACACCGCCTCCCACCGCGGCGACTCGATCAGAGCCCCGCACGCGAGCCGGTCAGCCTCGTAGACGGCAGAAATCGCCTTGACGTGCGCTTCCCAGGCATGGAGCACGGCGAGCTTTTCGGCGGCGGTCATTTCCCGCCCCGCCTGATCTCGTTCGCCACCGCCAGCCGCACGAGCTGAGACCCCGTCATCCCGCGCCGCTTGGCCTCCTTCTGCGCTGCCGCCTTTTCCTCGGCGGTCGTCCAGTAGGTCGCCGGCTCGAGCTTTTCGCCCCGTGGTTTTTTCTGCATTCGGTCCTCCGAAAAAAGCGGTTCGGCGCGCAGAACACACTCGCGCTACGCCGCCCCGTGCCGGTGACTCCGGCGATGTTGACCCCGCCCGACAGAGCGGTCACCCCCGCGACGAGCGAGGACGGCCCGGCGCGTTGCCGGGCGGGGATTGGTTACGCGTCGATCTCGCAGCAGGTAGCTCTTGTGGCCCCGCGAACGATCATAGCTCGGCTGTGAGCTGACCCATTCCGGGTACCAGGACATCCGCACGAGAACGCCAGAGTCCGGTGAACCTTTCCGCCAAATCCGATGTGCTCGACGAAGTGGACAGGGTGGACTTTTTCCCCGTTTCCGATCCGAGCGAAGGCTTGTTCGTTGGTCTTGGTATCCATGATGTCCTCGTCCGTTGTTGGTTTCGCCGGGATGACCGTCCCGACTCAATCAAACATACCGCATCTTAGAGCATCGCGTATCAATTATTTCACATCCCTCGAAAAAACCTTAGATCGGGTCGCCAACTGGCTTTTTCGAGCATCCCCACCACCGTCGAACCCTCCCCTCTGGCATGTAGAGCGACTCTCCGCAGGTCCGCCTTGGCAGCCGTGGCCGCGAGCACTGGACCATGTGCGGGCGGTCGCCATTCCAGCAGATCGCCGAGCTATCCGCCGCGTCGTATTCGTCGGGCCACTCCAGCGTCGCGATGCACTCGCCAGGCCCGGCAATCTCGCGCGATGGCTCCGAGACTGGTCCGGCCAGATCGGCGTACCGCTGACACCCGCAGAGCGCGGCGGCGAGGATCAGGACGCGCATCAAACCCCCTCCCGCCAGCATTGCCGTAGCCTGCGCCGTCCAGCGGCCGCCAGGACCGCCACGGAGCCCACGCCGAACGCCAGCGCGACCCATCCAGCGGTCAGCGCGGCGCACATTGCCAGGAATGTCGCGACGGTCAGCGCGCCCATGTAGCGACGTTGGCGCGGGGTCATGGTGCGACCTCTGGCGGCTGCGGAAGCGGCATCCAGTGAGTCGGCGTCAAATCGCCATCAAGTCTGCACGCTCCATAATGCTCGAACGCCCAGCAGTCAACCTGGAATAGCGTGTCCTCGTCATACCTTTCTTTTGCCTGCTCTTCTTCGCTTACCCAATCGGCGCAGTACGTTTTCTGCCCGTAGAAAACGCCTGCGTCTTCGCGGTAGAGCAGGACGTCTTTGTGCAGCGGCACAGTTTCGATCGGTTGCCAGCTCACTTCCCCACCTCCACCAGGATCGCGATTTCCAGCGCGGCCAGTGCGAGCATGAGCACGGCGGCGACGAGTCCAGGCCAGCGGATCGAGTCGGGGCGAGTCATGGCTTGTCCATCCCGCAAAGGTGGTGCGGCACGTTCGACGCCTTCGCGATCTCGTCGGCCTTGCTCCTGATCCGGTCGGCCTTGCGCTGGGCACGGTAGCGGGACTCGACGGACCAGATGATCGCGGCGCCCCATCCGATGGCGACGAGCAGGATGCCGGCGATGCCGAAGACGACGAAGCGGGTGGCGGGATTGGTCAGGGCTTGGTCGAGCATTGCGACTCCTTGAGTTCGGTGATTTTGGCGAGGCAGGCGGAGCGGAAGCGGTCGACCTTCTCGATGATTTTCCAGTATCGGTCATCGGTCCAGCCGACAGCAGGATCGGGAAACGCGAACGCCAATGCGCGAGACTCGAGGCCTTCGCATGCATCTGCCATCCTCCGCAGGTTCGCGATCTTGAGGCGGACGATCTCGCGGCATGCTTCGGATTGCTTGCGGTAGTCAGGGCTCCCGCCTTCAAAATCTGGGTACCACTGCGAATTGCAGCGCCCAGTCTCACGAAATCCTTCGACGTGATCGCCGCGAAAACTCGTTCCGCACCACGGGCATTTTGGTTGCTTCACGGCTCCCCCTCCCTCTGGATTTCGAGCATGATGTATTTGGCGCCAGATGTCTGGAGATGGATTTTCGACAGCTCCCAGCGATCCGCCGAGAACTGCATCATTTCGCCCGACAACCCGCTTTCGCACGCGATCGAGTCGGCGATCATTGCGCCGTCCGGAAACGCCGCTCGGACTGTCGCCCGTGTCGCGATCGATTTGGTGGTGCGCAGGGTGATGCGGATGCGGCACGGAAACCCACCAGCAAGCGCGCGCCGCCCAACGCCATCGCCTTTGATCCACCCAAAGACGGGGTTTTTGTATTCGTATCCTCGCGGCTTCCTCCCCCCCACCTTCAGCAGCCTCCACCCCGGCCCCGGGTCGATGCGGTCAGTCATGTTCGGCCCCTCCCTGGTTGGCGCGGAGGGCGTTCTGCACCCTCGATAAAGCCTGAAAGTAATGCTGAGGGGGATCATACTTGTCGCCCCATTGCGCTACGATCTCCAAGTCAGAAACGTCTATTCCGTTGATGCACCGCCTCAACCTCACCACCTCCCGCGCAAGGATGGCGACATCAGTTTCCGGCAGCCCCGCGAGGGCGTCGGCGATGATCTGGTCGAGGGCGTTCACTTCGCCACCCCCGCGAGCTTCACCAGCAGCGCCCCGGCCCGATCACGGAGCGCGCCTTTCGCGTTGGCGCGGATGTAGTTCAATCGCCCGTGATCCTCGAGCGTGACGCCGCGAGCCTCGAAGGTGCGCAGCTCGGGCTCGAAGTCCTCCGCGCCGTCATGCTCGGCGTCCTGATCCCGGAGCGGATCGCTCAGCTCGTCCAGCGCGCATTTCGCCTCGTTGCGGATCCACTCGCACGGGTCGGCGGTGAGCTGGTCAAGGGCGGCGCGTTCTGCGCCGGTCAGGTCGCTGTCGGCCAGCTTGCGGCGGATTTGCGCGACGGCAGCGACGCGAGCGGCGAGGTCGGCGAAATCGAGGTGTTCGGCGAGCGCCTGGCACAGCGCGGAGTCGTCGCGCATGTCCTGGAGTCCGTCGAGGATGCTGGCGAGGGCGGGGAGAATCCACTCCGGAGTGGACGGCCAAATCTGCATCTCTCCATACGCAGAAGCATGGTTGAATTGCTTGATTTTCAACGGCACCATGATCACTCCCCCCTATTCTGCAGTGCGCGTTCGTGCGCCCGCTCTGTGATACCCTTGCGGACGGATTTTGGAAGGCTCTCCAAGGCGTCTTCGGCCCACTCTTCGACAGGTTCGAAGGTCTCGAAACCTTCGGGTTCGGCGGGATCATCGGCGGTCGCCGTAAGCTCTCCGTGGTAGCCGGCGGCGTGCCAGTCGATGAGAGGCTCGAGGCACTCGGCGACGGCATCTGTGAAGGTCGTCGACGCGAACTCCGGCGACTTGAGCGCTTCGGCGAGATCGTCGGCGAACTGGTGGAGGGCTGGTTTGGGTTGGTCTGGCATAGATCCCCTTTCGGTCTCCAGAAGTTATGGTGAGGCGCGACGGAATGCAATAGTTTTCTTCCGTCGGATGAAAGATTTATTTTCCGTCGTTCCGCTTGACATCCGACGGACTGCGCCGTACCTTGAGGGAAGGCAATCAAGCCAAGGAGGTAGCATGAAGCCATGGACGAAGACGGCGCGCGAGAAGTACGCCGCGCACACAGACAAGGCGGGGCTCGCGAAGATCTGCGGGGTATCTCGGCAGTCGCTGTCGGGATACGCGCACTCGGAGCCAGGGTCGGCGAAAGCGGTGCGAACGCCTGTCAAGGTCGCCGCGACCCTCTCCGCGCATCTCGGCATCCCGGCGCGCCAGTTCGGGCAGGGGGCGAAATGAGCAACGCGGTCACCCTCTACAGCGTCAACGACATGCAGACCATG